TGAGCACTTGCTTCCGCAAATGGATTTCTTACAAGACCGTATCTTGTTTTGAAACCAATTTTTGGTTGGAAAGTGTTCTCACCAACTGCTCTAACCATTTGTAGAGGTACATACGGACAATAGAACATACCAGCGTCATAAGGTGAAGTACCTTTATAACCTACTGTGTAGTATTGTGCCGCTGTGTTGTTTGACGCATAAGGGTCAACATACACTTTGTATCTACCGTTTAGAGTACCAGCAAATGTGTTACCTGTGTCATCAACATTTAAACTGTTGTTTAACGCAGGAGCGTAGTCTAAGATACCAGCCATTTGTAAAGCAGAAGCAACGTCTGAAGAACAGATAAGAATGTTACCTTTTCCTCTTCTTGTTTCTTGTGCGATTACGTTAGCGTCTCTCTCTACTTGGAACATTAATCCTTTGAATTTCTCAACTGACCATCTACCATTAGAGTCCGTATCTAAGTCAAAAGTACCAGATGTAGTTGTGTTTACATTAGCACCTTTTTTTGCTTTTTCGTAAATTGTTCTAACAACTTCTCTATTGATTTCAGCAAGGATCTCAGCAGACAAGATATTTGCTAATTCAGTTTCAGCATCTAAGCCGTGAATTGCTTTAAGGTCTTGTGCAAGTTCCATTGTGTATTCTGCTTTTAACTGTCTAGTTTTAGCAGTTACAGTTGATTTCTCAATTGAGAATGCCATTTCTGCAAATGATGATGAAGCTTCAGCAGTCGCTGTTGCAATACCAGTACCAGCAGTAACGGATGTTGTTGTGTCGTTCATTAAACCAGGATTCAATGATGCTGAGTGTGTACCAGTACCAGAGAAGTCTGAATCCGCTTCGTTAAATAGCGCTTCAGTTCCTGAGTTAGAAGTAAATCTGCTCTTCATTGCGAAGATTAGACCAGTTGGACCAGTCATAGGTTGTACACCACAGATATCGTAAGCGATAAGATTAGGCATTGCTCTTCTTACGAGTGAAATTAAAATAGGGTCCCAGTTAGCAATTGCGCCACCTGTTACGTTTGCAATCTCACCTAAGAATGCTTTGTCTTCTTTCGCTGCTTTTTCTTGGTTTTCAAGTATAACAGCAGTTACAGCTCTTTTGTACGGGTTGTCGATTTTTGGTAAATCGCCGTGCTCTAGGACTGGTTGCCATTTTTCTTGTAAGTTTTGCGAATTAAACATTTTGTTTATCTCTCCTTAGTTTTTTAATTGTTGTAGATATCTCTACTTTTTACCCTACTAATTGCAGCCGTATAACGAGACATGCTATCAGACATATCTGTTACTGTGTTACCATCTTCGGAGTTAGATTGTGCGTCAACATTTTCTGTTGAAGCAGGCGCTGATTTAGCATTTCCAAAGTAACTCTCTTTAATTGTAGTTAACTTTTTCTTATACTCGTCTGCACCTTCATAACTAACATCTTCAATAAGTGATTTTAGTTTCTCAACTTCTGTGTCAGCAAGACCAGCAGTTACTTCTTCTAAAATTTCATCTTTTGAAAATTCGTTAATTTGTTTTTTCATTTCAATTGATTTCTCAGTCATTTCATTTACTTTGCCTTTTAGCTCTTCAATCTCTTGTTCTTTAGCGTCTAAGACATCATATTTTTCATCTGGGATATCAATGTAATGGTCTTCAAATAATTGTTTTAAACCACCAATAAAGTCTTCAGCGATTTCGCCCTTAATACCTTTTTCGATAGCAAGTTCGTTTTCTTTCATCCATTCTTCAACAACGTAGTTTAGATAATTGTCAACTTTGTTTGTTAAGTCTTGTTTGAAAGTTTCTGTCGCTTCAGATAACTCAGCAGAATACTCATCTTCTAATCTTTCAATTTCATTTCTTACTTTTGATTTTACTGCAGCTTCGAAGATAGTTGCCGCTTTGTCTTTAAAAGTTTCAGATAAAGTGTCGTCACCAGAAACAAGAGCAGCAACATCTTCTTTTACGTCAATGTCTTTTACTCTTTTTTCCATTTTGTCTTTTTTCTCTTTATCGTCATGTTTAGCTTCGTCCATGTCTTTTTCTTCTTCGTCATCTTTACCGTTCATAGCAGCCATCATTTTGCCGTATGAAGCAGCGATATCAGATTTTTTCTTTTTAGACATAGCGTCATACATTGCTTGTATCATGCCAGCTTTAGTT